AAGAGAGATTTGCGTACCGCTGACTTCCAAGTCCACCACTGCCAACAAACCCAGCCTTCATTGAGGGCAGCAGATTGCGCTGCACGTTCTGCTGCGCCAGACGCTCCATTTCATTGACCACGTTCGTCGTGTACGGGTTCAGGAAATTGGAGATGTCTTGCGACGAGATGCCGGAGCCTTGTGCAAGATTCGATTGCGCCGTTTGCAGGCCCGGTTTGTAGGCGTCAGCAGCCGACTCAAACTTTCCGTAACCGGAGGTTTGCAGCGGGTCATACCCGGCCACAAGTTGCTCTCCGGTCTTGAGCGTCCCCTTGCCGGTCGTGCTGTCAAAGGTGCCGGGTTGGTAGAGAGAAGACTGACCAGCCTGCGCCAGACCAGACAAGTAGTCGGAAAAATAACCCGGCGCTTCAGTCTTCGCAGTTGTTGTCTGCGTTACATCTGGAAGCGGGCTGCCTGATGTCAAGCTCATTTTGCTCTCCTTTTATTGCGGGACTTTTTCAGAAAATCCAGAGGAGACTTGATCTCTGGAGGCAAATCTTTTGGACGGGCCGATCTTGCGTGTTTTCTGATGCTGTGCATCATGTCATACAGCGCATCCGATCCAGCCTTCGTAGAACCATTTCCAATGGCCGCAACGACATCGGCGGGGAAGACGAATTCGCCATCAGCAAGCATCGCCGGGATGTCGTCGGACTGACCGTCACCAGGGCCGGTTACAGCATCACCGCGGCGAAAATCAACTCGCATCTTGCCGCCAGCGGCCATCAAGGGAGAGGGCATTCCACCGCCAGCATATTTGCCGTACCGAGTGCCCGTGTGGCCTCCAGCGGCCATCAAAGGAGTCGCCAAGCCGCCACTAGCAAAAAATTGCGGGAATGATGATTCTTGAGTGTTGTCTTGACCCAGAATCTGGTCAAGAGACGTTTCGTTGCCGTAACTGTAGTATTGCGACATATCGCTGCCTTCCTGGCGATTTGCTGTATTGTCGGGCATATTTGGCGCTCCTTCAACTTCCTGTTGGAACTCTTCCAAGAGTCCTTTAAATCCCGTGTCCCCGCCCTTGCTCGTCAAATACTTGGCCGTCAAAGGTTTGGACGCTTCTTCGGTTCCTGGCATAACGCCACCAAGAGCCGCCAGCCCAGCCGCCCCAGTCATGCCGCCAAGGACTCCAGCCCCGGTGGACATCCGAGACCGAGCAGCGGCCTTTTCTGCCTCTTCTCTGGCTTTTCTCTCTGCTTCCTGTTTGGCAGCCTCATCTGCCGCCCTTTGAGCTTCCAATTCTGCTCGTATCGCAGCTTGACCAGTTTCGTACTGTTGCTTAAGGGTTGTCTCGGTTTGGTTGATTTGACTCAACAAGGTTTCTCTTGTTGACCCCAGGCCCGCAGCAACTTCTTCAACAGACTTTGAAATTGCTTGATCTCGCGTCAAGCCTGCCGCTTCGTTTGCAGTGATGCGATCAGTCAGGCTCTTGTTGAGATCGCTGATCTCTTGTTCTGTTTTCTTCTGGCCTGCTGTAATTTGTTCGCCCAAACCAGTTTGAACCCCGGCGATGGCGTTTTCTAGAGTAACCCCCTGCTGAACCCTGGCTCTCGTCTCCTGCTGCTGGGCAGCGGTCATCTGAGCAAAAGAGTTTTGAGTTGCAGTGTCGGACGCAGCCAGTTTGCTCTGGAAGTCTTGCGAGAGCGACTCTAAGCCTCCGGTGATCTTCTGCTCAGTAGCCTGTTGAGATGCGGCAATTGCAGCCTGCAAATCCTGTCCTAGTTGCACTCGTGACTGAGTCTCCGCTTTCTGCGTGGCATCCATGTTCGCAAAAGCGGCTTGTGTTGCTGCATCAGACGCCGCCAGCTTGTTCTGGAAGTCCTGAGACAAGGAAGCAAGCCCGCCAGTGATTTGCTCACCGAGGCTCGTCTGAACGCCAGAAATCGCTGTCTGTAGGTCTTGGCCCTGCTGAATCCTTGCCGCTACTTCTTCTTTCTGGGCAGCAGTCATGTCAGCAAAGGCTTGCTGTGTTTGTGCGCTTTGCTGCGCCAATTGGGTTTGCAGCGCAGTTTGAACATCAGAAATTTGTTGCTGAGACTGCTGGGCAACAGTGTTGATAGACCCCTGCAAATCCTTGGTGGTCTGAGCAAGTTGTAAGGCTTGCGCTTTCTGCGCCTCAGTCATCTCATTGAATTTAGCCTGTGTGGCGGCATCCAATTGAGCAATTTGCTCTTGAGTCTGAGCCTGTCCTGTTGCAAGTTGCTGCTGGAGTCCAGCCTCGGTCTGGCCGATTTGAGCCAGCAAAGCATCTTTGGTTGTGCCAACGCTTGCTGCAACATCCTGAATTGCCTTGCTGGTGGCTTCGTCTCTACTCAAGCCAGCAGCTTCGTTTGCTGCGATCTGAGCAGTCAAGGAATCCTTGACACTTGCAATTTGCTGCGCTGTCTGCTGTTGTCCAGCCTCAATCTGTTGAGCGGTTTGCTGTGCCACCGCATTGATGGAGCCTTGCAGGTCTTTCGTTGTCTCCGCAAGCTGCAACGCTTGATCTTTCTGAGCGTCAGACAATTGATCAAATTTTGCCTTTGTAGCAGCATCAAGTTGAGCAATTTGAGTCTGAGTCTGGGTCTGTCCAGCAGTGATCTGAGCGTTTTGTGCCGTAATCGCATCTTCCAACGCTTTTTGATATGTCTCTCCCTGCTTGGTCAGTTGATCAACCAAAGACTTGCCTTGATCGGTCAATTGAGATTCAAGTTTTTCAATTTGTTCTGCTGTTTTTATTTGACGCTGCAAGTCACCAGTCTGATACTGCTGAACAATCGTCTCAGGAGTTCTGCCAATGAGCGCCAACAAATCTGTGTTCGACTGACCAACACTGCTTGCAATGTCAGTGACGGCCTTTTCTATGGCCGCCGCCTCATCCATTCCAGCAATCTTGTTGTTCTCAATATTCTTTAGAATTTCAGCTTCAACAAAATTTGGCTCTTCAAATATCTTGACGGCAGTGTCAGCTCTTCCCTGAAGAAGAGCTTGATCGTATTGACCGGCCAAAAAGTTGATCTGCTCTTGCGTTGGGTTCTCAATCCCCGCTTGCACCAGTGATTCTTTGGCTTCTTCTCTATTGACGGCCTTTGCATCTGCGTAGTCAGACACGGCGCTTGCAATTTCTGTTGGAATTGCTGTTGCGTTTTGACTGATCAGATTGTCAATTTCTTCAGGATTTGCTTTATAACCCTGAGACTCCAACTGCTCGGCAATTTCTTGACGAACATCTGTGCCCGTCAATGTCTTGTTGGTGATCAGACTTGCGTCAACAGGAGTAAATCCGTTTGCTTGAAGGATGACTGACAGATTATCGAATGCCTGTTTGACATCACTTCCCTCAAGAATTTGAGGAGCCGCTTGGTTTGCAATGGAGCCTGAGAACTCAGCAGGTACGCCAGAGTTCTCTAGAGATGTTTTTATTGCGCTTTGCGTCGCATCCAAGGCGATCAAATTCTGCAATTGATAGACTTCACTTGCGCTCAAGTTCGCATTCAAAAGCGCCGTTGAGAGCTTTTCAACAGCATCGGGAATGTTGTAGCTCTCTACTTTGTTTCCGCTTTGCGTTTGAGTTTTTACGTCATCAATCGCCTTTTGAAAGTTTGTTTTTGCCTCGTCTATTTGTGCATCTGTAAGGCCAGCATCCTTGGCAATAGCAATTGCTGTGCTTGGGCTGCCAGTGGTTGAAACTTGCACAAGACCAGTAATAACCCCGCTACCAATAAGCGCCTGAACCGCCGTCGCTCCAACGTCTTTGTCCCAAGCATTGCCTGCTGCAATATTGCCGATGACTTTGCCTGAAACTTCTTCCGCAAGCTCGGAAGACATTTCACCTTTAAGAGCAGTCGAAAGACTGTTTTTTGCAATTGCTTGAGCAGCGATGGCGCTTTCGTTGGAAAGTGCGCCAGGAATGAATTTGTTAGCAACAACAGAAGTCAAAGCAGCGCCAGCCCAGGCAGCCCTTGCTGAATTGATGGCTTCTTCTGGTGGCTTGCCGTTCTTGATTGCGTCTTTGTATGCCTCATCGGCCACGCTTGCTCCTTGAGCAGCAGCCATCGTTCCAATTGCTGCGGCCTGCTGAGTGCTTAGGCCCGCCCCCAACGCTCTGGCCGTTGCCATAGCGCCGCCGCCAAGAAACAAATTTGCGCCTTGCTGTGCAATGAATTCTGCCGTTTGCAGAGGGTTCAATCCAAATTGCTTTCCTGCCTCTACAGCTTGAGCAAAAATTCCCTCGTTCCCAGCCTTTGCAATAGCTGAGTTCATCAAAGCTCTGTTGTTTAGAAATTCCTTGTTTTGATACCCATCAATGACGGCCTTCATTTCGGCTGCCGTTTTTGTGGCCCAGTTGTTCATATCAACCAAACCAGTCAACCCGCCCAAAACACCAACTTGATTGAGAAGTTCCCAGCCGCCTTTATTGATGCCAGAAGTTACATATTTGAAAGCGTCAAATGTCTTTCCAAACGACTCTTTGAGAGAAGCAGCCAGTCTTTCTGCTGTTGACCCAGATGCGTCAGGGTTGATATTTTTTACTTCGCCGCTGATAAGTTTTCCATTCGAGTCCCAAACTCGATTGTCTTGAACAATATTTCCGGTGCTTTTGTCGTAAAAAACATCGTTAACAATGCCGGGATTCCCAGTTCTTGTGTACGCACCCTCTCCCGTGTAGGCTGGCATCAGGTCAATGCGCTTTTGATCTGCAACTGCCTGTTCTTTCTCGTTGTTGGTGCTGAATGTTTTCGTCTCTCCCGTGACTGGATTTCTCCACTCAAAGTTCTTTCCTGCCCCGAGATCAGCCCTAGCGGCCTTGTACGCCTCGCCAAAGTTGGCAAAGAAGTCATACGGGTTTTGCGTTGGCGCCGCCGTGTTCAACTTGTACTCAGAGCCACCAAAGCTGAAGTTGGAATAGCCCAGCGACTTGGCAAGCGCAGCAGCCTCTTGCACCGAGTCGGCGCGAGAGTTGGAGATGTTGAGATTGTCAGACTTATTGAATGCCTCACCAAACCCAACATTCGGCGTTGCGGGGTTGAAATCCCAAGACTTCATGATGTCGGCAACACGCTCAGGGGTAGCCGGGACGCCGCGGTCTTGCAGCATCTGGACAATCTTGTCTTCTTCAGTCTTGCCGCTGATGAATTCCTGATACTTCTGCGGAGAAGTGATTTCGTAGCCAGCAGCAGCCTGCTTCTCGCCCAGGCTGCTCCAACCTTCTTGGACAGCCCTGTATTCGTTTATGTTGTTGCCAAAACGGGTTTGGGTTTCGTAGTCAGGAAAGCCCGCGGCCTTTGCGGCATCTTGATTCTTGACCTCAACAACATGAGTGTTCCAAACAGTTGGGTTCCTGAATCCAGCGTCTTCTGCCTGCTGTTTCTCGGCGTAGTCTGTCCAGCCTTCTTTTTTGGCGTAAAAATCATTAGAAGTTTGACCGCCAGCAGATTGATAATCTTGGTAGTTTATAAATCCATTGTTGACGGCGGTTTGTTGATTGTTAACGTATGTATTCCATTGGCTCGGATTGCTATATCCGTTTGCTTGAGCATTTAATTGCTGTGCGTAATCCTGCCAGCCTTGCTGCTTGGCATAAAAGTCGTTCGGAGAAATATTTCCAGCAGCCGTATAGTCTGCGTAATTCCTGAATCCGACCTCTTTTGCAAACTGCTCGTTGTTGTTGTCTGCAACAAGTTTGCTGACCGTTCCAAGAATATCGCCGCTTGCTGCAAAACTTTTTAGTTGATCTTCTGTTGGATCAACACCAAATTCTGCTCTGTATTGATCACGCGCAGAAACAAAATTGTTGATTTGTGTTTGAACAAGAGCGGCATTACTTGTTTCTACTTCGTTGAATTCAGCTACTGATTTTTCAAGATTGTTTTTTGCCTCTACGAGTTTTTCACCAAGAGGCTCAACTTGACTTTTTAAACTATCAAGCTCATTTTTGATAGGCTGAATAGACCCAACGACAGTTTCCGTGTACGGAACCTGAACTTCTACCGGAACCGTAATCGTGCCGGCGTCATAATGAGATTCTGTCCGGGATTGTGTTTCAGTTTTATATTTCGTAACCTCTCCACCAAGTATTTGCGTTTGTAAATTTTTAAAGTCGGTAGCCTCTCTCTCAATCCGACCGTTGAGGGCCATTGCTTGATCATAAATTGCCTGTTTTTCGGTCGTTACATTGGCGCCAGCTCTTTGCCACTGATATCCACCAGGAATTTCCCATGTAATATATTGTCCATCATCATTATATCCGCTTGCCTGTCTGGCTGGAACCCAAACCTGTTTTGCGTAAAAATCCCCTTCATAATTTCCATCCCCGTCATATCCACCTCCGATCAAGGTATAACCTTGACTCGTCATATGTGAATCATAATTATTATATTTGTTTGCTAAATCATCGTACTGACTTGCCAGGGTTTCAATTTGAGAGTATTTGTCTTGCAGCGGCTTTATTTGTTGGTTGTACTGAGCAGCCAGAGATTCCTGTTTTGCAAGGTTATTTTGATAATCTGCCTCGCTTGCTCTAAACTGTTGATCTGCTGAACTGAGTTTTGAGCTTGTATCCCTTATTTGTCTTCCAACCAATTCTCCTGCTGTGCTTACAAAAGAATTTAAAACAGAAAGACCGATGGCATCTGGATTACCACCAGAGGCGATTGTTGCCCCAATCGCTGATTTGACAGCCCTTTGCAGCGCGGCCTCTGCGTTGTTTGTAGGATTTGAAAGAGCGGGGACATCTCTTACTAATCTTTCTACGCCGAGGCCAATTCCTGCCGACATTCCAGCAGTCAAACCACCCTTCAAAAGCGCATTAATAGGGTCTTTGCCAGATAGCAAAGCAGATGTTCCTGAAGTAATGGCTCCAGCAGATGCGCTGCCAATGATTTGCCCCATTGCCTTAGCAATTGACGCCTCTGTGCCACTTGCAATCGCAGAAGAACTGACCGATTGTGCTACCGATTGAGCTATCGATGATCCAGCATATGATGTGATGCCGCCAATCACAGCGGATTTCAAAACATCGCTTGCTTTGCCGCCTTGTACTGCCGTCGCAGCCGCAGAAAACGCTCCAGCACCTATAGCTGCCGCAGCAGCAGAACTGATAGTACCGGCAGCCAAAGACGCCGCAACCCCGCCAGTTGCAACAGAAAGCCCAGCAATTCCAGCCAACCCCGCACCAATCGCTGTAAAAGCGCCTGATGCACCTAATGCAACCGCAATAAATGGTATTGCTGGCATTTACAACTCCACCACAAAGACGTTGAGCTTTTTGCCCTCTACTTCAGCCTTGTATTGCTTGATGTCAAGGTTAACCATCTTTGCAAGTTTTTTGAACTTTTCATCTTCAGAATATGTGTAGGCTGTGGTGACGCCAATATTCTTTAAATACTTGGAGAGATTGACGAAATCTTTTGCCAAATCCCTTGGCTGTTTTTCTTCTCCGATGGTGTGGACTTCAACCACACCCTTTCCACGAACCATGACGAGAAACAATACGTTGCCAAGATGGACGAGCTTCGCGCCCTCATCTTGCAAAATTCTGGCAAGCCCGTTCAGCATGGCCTGGGCCTGCTCTTCTGTTTTTGTGGCTTTACGAAAGTAGTTGGTCGCTATCTTGACGACAGCATCTTGATCAACTGCGTAGTCTTGTTGCATATCAAACCCGTTGATTTACTGCATTGACCAAAGATTGTGCCCACAATTGCCAGTCATCGAACAGTGCTGGATTGGGGATGGCTTCATTGGTGAAGATGTCAATCGCCAAAAGTCCTTGGCCCCAAAGTTTCCAATCTGTCCTCTCGTTTGGAATCTCAAGCTGCTGCGCTGCATAAGCCTCAACCATAAGGCTGGCCCAAGAATCAAACGTATGCCCTCGCGGATCATAGACCAGAGCAAGGGTCATTAGAAGCCCCTGACATCGCCAAAATCAGCACTGATGATCACGCGGCCCATCTGGTAGTCACCGTCCTGAACATTGCTCCTGAAAATCAATCGCAGTTCCCTGCGCTGCTCTCTCATGTCAATCTTCCCCGTTCCGGACAGGAAATTGTAGGGCTGGCTCGTTACATCCTCTTTTTGTGCATACGGTCGTCCAGTCACATAGACTTCCATCTCGCCCGATTGCAGAAAATCGGGTTCAATCCTCTCAACCCGCACCCAATTGTTTTGACCGACCATAGCAGACTCGCTTGGGCCTCCAGCCACCCAACCAAGATCAGATGTCTCAAAATATGATTCAACTGCATTTTGGTTTTGCCCTTTCACTTCGTCGGTTCCGTATTCGTGCTGCCATAGGCTGATCAAGCCAGCAGGCGTCTCAAACGTAACCGTCTGCGTTGTTGTGGCCGTTGCGTTGGCGGTCATGGTGATGACCTGAGTCCAGATGGTGTCAATCTCAATGCTGAACCCAGCACCGCCACCGCCGCCAAGATCAGCATCATCGGCGCTCAAAACATCTCCCACTTGATACGTTGCGCCTGGGTTGACGATGGTCACCACAGTGATAGCACCGCCCGATACAGTGATATCGGCAGTCGCGCCAAACCCATTGCCTCCGGTCAACGGAACATCGGTGTACGACCCGTTTGTGTAGCCAGAACCGCCGACGAGGTTGGTCAGCGCATCAATACCGCTCGATGTGAGCGTTGCTATCTTTGTCCCCGTAGGGATGTTGGTTGCCGTGATCGTCTGATTTGGATCAAGGCCGATGATTTGGGTGGCCGAAAACAAATATGGAGACCCAGACACCAGATCAAACGATCCTGAATAGACGGTTTGAGCGACTGTTTCGTCCCATCCAGACATGATGGGGTAGCTGATCACCTGAGAGAAATAACCAGCCGACCTGCTGGCGCCCAGGGCTTGACCAGCGTCATACCAAGTGTTCTCTCGGGTGTTGAAGATGATGGCATCGTTGCACTCCGTAGAATCTCCACGGGGATAGAACCACCAGACCTCGCCGTACCGAGGAACCTTGGTTGCCCACACTTTTTGACGCTGAGAATAGTTCAGGTTGTCAAAAAAGTAGTTCTGGTTCATGTTGTTCGGTATTTCCTTGACAACGCCGTTGTACATCAGGAAACGATCCGTACCGCACCAGTAATAGATGCCGTCATATTCAATGACCGACTGGCTGGAGAGGATGGACGATTGGCTCGAAATCAGGTCATAGCGCCAGTATTGAGGGGGCGATCCAGTACCACCGATGAAAGAGACACGGATAAGGCTGTCCAGGCTCCAGAACAGCCCAGAAGGTGCGTTTGAGCCACCTCGAACCGGCAGACCCTTGACGATCTTTCCGCTGGCTACGTTGGTCTCGTTTGCGTCGGCAGAAACCCAGTCCTGAGCATTTCCAGCCGAGCAGTTCTTGATCAACCCATTGTTGCCATAAACAAAGATGTACGGGTGCATCACCACCACACCACCAGAGACGCTGACGTTGTTGTTGAACGTGGCAACCACCGTGCTGGCCGGTACGGCGTTGGACAAGACAATAGATGTCCCAGAAACGCTCACAACCGTGGTGTTGGCAGGTATGCCAGAGCCGGTGACCGTCTGACCCGCCCCGATCAGCAAATTGGCCGTGGCCGTCGTCACCGTTGTAGTCCCGGTGGCCGTGATCGTGTCAGTGAAGACGCCGATCTGGCTCATGGTCGTACCGCTGATGTCTCCTATCAGAACAGGAGAATTTGCTGATGCATCAATCTGAGCGATGTTCCTGCCAGGGTGAGCTACAAGCGATGCAATTCCTGCCCCAGATACATCATAGAACCCGTCAAACTGCCACAGGTTCAAGGGGCTGGCAGTAAAGTTTGAAAGCGTGAAACTCGCAACACCAGCGCCAACGCCATTGTTGTCAATCTCAAGCCTTTGTAGACCGTCAGAATAGCCGCTAAAAACGCTGTTGAAGCCGTTTTTGGGGTCAATCCAGATGCCCCTCGAAGGGCCATTCAGTTGGCCGGAAATCTCTCTGTAGCCACCGATTTTTCTAGGCCGCCCACGCTGGAAACGCACCCAGCGGCCATCGTTGTAGAACAGCTTGTCAAAAACTGTTCCATCACGCTGAATGCCGGGTTTTGTGTCAAGGGCAAAGACCTTTTCTGTCATGGGAACACCCCACCGGATACGCCGCCTGTGAAGTTTCCGCTTCCATTGATTTCAAGTCCAGTTGCGTTCAAAATAAATCTATTGACGCCAAGAATTGAAATATCAAACTGTCCGGCAGCGCCTCGATATATACCAGTTGTTGGCTCGCTTCCAAAGTTAAGTGCCGGGGCACCAACAGTGCCATCGATCAAACTGATAGATGAAGAGCCAGCCAAAATGGTATTGGCGTTAAAAATATTTACGGAATCGCAAACCAAAGTAGCTTGCTGACCAGCGGGAATTATTGCGACAGAAGCGCCGGACACTGCCGTTCTGATCGTGACGGTGTAGTTGTTAACCGTTCCATCAGTCGAGTTCTGAATGTAATAAACCTGAATCGTCTCTGGAACGACGATGACCACATTTCCGCTCAAAGTGCCAGTGAACTTCATGATCACATTGGACGCTTCATTCGAGGTCAATGTATACGTTCCGTTGGTGACGGGGTAAGTCAACTGCGTGAAGTTGAACTGCGTTGCCCGCCCAAGGCCAACAGAGTAGTATGCAGACCCAGAGCAAACGATGATGCACGAATCACCAGCTTGCAAGCCCACAGTTGTAGAGCCGTTGAAAAGGTCTCCACCAGTCGTCGAAACAGTCAGCGTTCCGTTGCCAGAGTTTCTCAGCAACATAAACCAGTTGTTGCCAAGAGATGAAGAAGAGGGAAGCGTAAACGTACCTGCGCCACCAACCCACACATAGGACTGTGCGCGGAAAGCATCTGTGGCCGTTGTGTTGGACGCAAAGGTTGTGACCGGATGGCTTGCATTGAGCGTGTTGCTCAGGGCCAGAAGACCGTATCCAGCAAGGGTCGCCGCATCGACGTTGGATGTCCCCACGCCGAACGCAATGACCCCCCAAGAGCCAGACGCATTTGGGTTGTCTTCAATGTAGATGTACCGAGCTTGGCTTGGCGCCACCGTAACGATGGCCGCTTGATCGTTGAACGTCCTGACATCAAACGAGTTTGCTCCGACGTTGCGAATCAGCGCATCCTGGCCGACAGACGCCTGATTTGCGGGGGGCATCCACAACTCAAGACCCGGAGCCGTCGCTGTGACCTCCATGATCCTGGCCGTGTAGTCTCCGTCAACATTTCCGTTGATGGGCCATGCCAACTGAGTGTTAGCAGACAAAGTGATGGAGCGGAACGAAACATCCGTTGGCTGGATGACGTTTCCTGTAAATGGGCTGTTGTAACTCATGAATCCACCGCTATGGTTTGACGGTCAGCAATCCGCAGTTTGTCTTCAGCAGTCAGGATGTCCATCGCCTGCTGATACATTGACTGCCAAAGTTGAACCCGGTTATCGTTTTTGAGGAACGGCATCGCCTGCAAGAGTGAGCCGTACAGAAGCGCCTGGGGCGCATACTGGGTGAACCAGTTTGATTGATTGCTGGAGTCCAATGGTTGTGGCCGCTCGTAATACAGCACTTCGTAGGAATACGCCTCATCGGGCGTAGGCGCAATCAACCAGTGCGTGTAGTCGTAATCGCAATAGAAGATCGGTTTGTCCGTGTCCGTTGCGTCAGGCCAATATGAGCGCACATACTCATACTTTCGCAGCAGAATAGGCTCACGCCTTCCATCAACCACCACGTTCATGGAAACAGTTTTTCGCCATCTTGCTGGCTTTTCAATGATCGGCTGAGTTGCGACCATCGTGCTTTGAGCAACCATCAGATTGCCCAAAAACTTGATCTGGCTGGCGATGATTTGCTCTGCCAGCATGATGAAAGTCGGGATTTTTTCAAGAGTGGCAGTATCGGTTCGCTCAAGATATGACGAGATATCTGCGACCAAACTGTCATAAGTCATAACCGCTGCTGTCGCCATCACCACACCTTTTTCTTGATTGATTCAGGCTGCGAGACAAATTGCTTGCCCTTTCGCATCCCCTCTCTCTTGGCTCTCGTGGTTGCCGCGTATTCAGAAGGTGTCAACTTCTCTCGTGCCTTTTTGGGCAGATACCGCTCGCCGGTTGCCTCAGACCCTTGAGTGGACGGCTTTCCAGACTTCGTGCCCCAGTCCTCTTTCGTCCACTTTGCAAGCGAATTATCCGCTTTCTTTGGCCCTTTGTAACCACCCCCAGAAGACTTGTATTTCTGCGTGGCAAGCTGCGCTTTTCTGGCGCTCCATTGGCCTGGAGAGCCGCCTTTCCCGCTTGCTTTGACCTGGGAGACGATCCTGTCCCACTTTGCCGGGTCTGTTTTCTTTGCGGTACTCATGATAGGAAAAAAGCCCTTTCTTCCCTGCGCCGACGATCCAGCCCAGCAAACACTTTTCCACCTGCCTTGTTCCAAAGTAGGAGGGCGTCTGCCGCGGCTTCCCATTCCCCACGGTTAGCCTTGATCCGCACCGTGCTGCGCTGAAGATTTCCAAGCCCTACGTTGTATGCAAAAGAGACCAGAGCGTCAAAGCGGCCTTGATGCCCAACAACGCCGGGAACAAGACGAAGAACACCGCGTTCAAAAGATGCGATGTCAGCGTCGAATAGATCATCAGTTTCTTGCTTGGCCCAGACACGATTGTCCTCCGGTCGTAACGGCATTTCTTCACGGATCATCGGCACAGACTTGTCCACTCGGGCCATCGGCAGACGAATCTGCTCTTGGTACAGCACATGACCGTATCCTATAGTCCACATATGCGCCGGACACAGGTACGGGCGGTTTCTGTACCCCTCGTACTTGTGCATCATCGCAGCAGCGGCCTTGCTCAGTTTCACTTCTTGCTCCACTGACGAGAGCCAAACCAGAAACCGATGATCCCGCCAAGCATCGCCATCTCGTCGCTGGAGAAGATCAGGCTGCTGTACTTGACCACATCGTCGATGCTTGTGATCAGCGTCGGGTGGTTCCATAGGTACACCGCCATGAAGGCGTTGATCAGCACAAGCTCAATCACGAAGATGTAGGTCACTGTCGGGCGCACAGTACCGACGTAGGACGCCACCCACTTGTGGGCCTTCTCCAGCACCTGTTCGTCATGCTTGAGCGCGGCCTCAGTCATCTGCGCCTCGGTCTGCATCATGACCTGATCCGTGCGGATTTCCTCGATCTTCTGCTGGGCGGCATACCCCTGGGCGGCCAAAGCCAACTCCCGCTCGTTCTGGAGCCGCGCAAGGGCAAGCTCGTGCTTTTGGTCGCTCTTGTTCTGAAAGAACTCAAGCAGCTTGGGCAGGCCGCTGATCAGCAGGCCGCCGAGAGTCGAAATCAGTGAAAGCATTACCCACCCCTTTTAGTTAACATTGCGCTGGCAATCTCCAGCATGAATTTTGTTTGCTCCAAGTTTGCCGGCTGCGCTGCCCAGCCAACCGTAACCTGCCCTACAAAACGGTGCGAGTCTGGCGGGACGCTGACGCGACAAGTGTACGTCACGCCCTTCTCAAGATACCAAAGCCCCACCTCTGATTGAGCGTAGCGGTACTCCCCGCATGGAATCTCGTTGGTCATCAGCTTGACCACGTCGGCGTTGTTCGACGAGTTGTGCGTGAACAGGCCAACGTCGATGTCCTCAATTGTCTTGTCTCGCCCGTCTTTTGTATAGGCTCTGTAGAGCGTTCGAGAGTTGAACAGCGGGTTGACTTTGAAGACCGCCACCACCGTTGCACCAGTTTGCTTAAACAGCATGGTCGCCGCATCATCGGCACGCTCTGTTCGTATCTCCGGCAGCTTCTGTGACTCCTTGTAAGCATCACGGATGAAGTCCTGGCTTTCATACAGGGCGTAACCAGCAAACGCAAACACCGCCATCAGGATCACCGCAAACAGCTTGAACGGTGAGTCCACATACCCCAGAATTTTGTCGAGGGTTGTGTTGGCGTTGAGCTTCTCGGTCATATATGCCGCTGCCCCATCTCAACTATGAAGTAAACGGTCAGGCCGAGAACAAATACTGACGTAAGGACGGCAATCGTGATTAAGATGATGTCGTCGATCTCTGACTGCCTGCGATTTGCTTCTGCCTTGCGTTTACCTTCGGCGCGGGCAGCATCGGCCTCCATCTGCTTGGCCCTGGCCGTGATGCGCGTCCACACGTCCATCTTATTGCTCTGGAAAAAGAGCATTTTGACTTGCTCTTCAAACTCCCGCGCCTGCTCAAGAGCAAGCTCAAGCTCCAGCGCCTTGCCAAGTGCCGACCCCTTAAACCCGCCTGTCTTGGCCTTTTCAACTACCTCGATGGCCTGCGCCTTGGCGTCAAAATACTGACCCAGAACTGGCCCCAAAGACTGCACGTCCTGTACAGTCTTGACCGCCTTCTTGACGAGGTTTACCGCTGAAGATACCGCAGCAAGGGCGGTGATGGGATCAATCACTTTGTCATCCAGATCGCAGCAAAAATGGTTCCTGCCATTGACACAAGCATGATGCCAGCGGTCTTAATCATGATGGCCTCAATGCGCTTCAAACGTGCATTGATCTGCTCGTATCGAAGGGCACAGACTTCTTCGTGTGTCGAGAGTCGTGCTTGTGTTGCGTCAACGGTAGACATATTTTTGCCTTTCAAATGAACATTAAAAACATATTTCCTGGGGTAAAAATCCACCCGGCGTTGTTGCCGTTATTCACATTTCCGCTTGTGAACAAAGAGTTCCATGTGGCCCCACCTGTGGCGTTGCTGTCTTGGATCGCCAAATACTGCGCATTGACCGTACCGGACGATTTTGACAGAGTAAACTGCGACCCCGGAGTGGCGCTGTTGATGGTAACCAAGTTGCCTGCGGTTCCAGCCAGACTAAAGTTGGACACGGTTTGTGTCGTACCGGCAGTGAAGGTCACCGTAGATGGTTGCACGGTGTCGGTGATGTCGTTGAAGGTGTTGGAGCCGCTGATGGTCAACGCCCCTGCGCCGCCTTGGTTGAGGTTGTAATAGGTCAAGCCGCCGCCAGCAAACGTCTTTGCCGATGTGCTTGTCATGGATACGGTGGAGGTACTTGGATTAAGAGTTAGGCCCGTCGTGGTGGCTGTATTCCATGCTGTTGCGCCGCTGCCAGATATAGTCCAAGTACCACTACCCATATTCAAAGTACGAGTGTTGCTGTTACTTGAAGTAAAAAAGCCTGCCGTTACATTGAAGTTTGCAGCGGTAAATGTGCCCTCAGTGAGAGTGAGCGTGCTGGCAGACCCTAATGTCATTGCATCAGCAAGCGTTACGGTAATCCCAGAGCCGTTAATAGTGGCGTCGCCAAGCGTCTTACCGTTGCTTGTAACTGTTCCTGAATCACGGAACTGTAAATTTAGGGCTGTGTAGGTTCCACCAGAAGAAAGCGTCAAATTACCCGCAATACGCGGAGCAGCACTTGCGCTGGTGACAGTGCTCGCGTTGCCCACAAAACTAACGTTCTTAAACCACGAACCGCCTTGAATGGTTAAGGTAGCCCCGCCAGCGTTAACTGTTAGATTGCAAGCTCTTGATACGTTTCCTGAGCTGCCAGTGTTCCCAAAAATTACAGTTGCCGTAACTCCCATATTGCGAGTAAAGCCACCCGTACCAGTCTGAGAAAACCCAGAAACATCGTTCATGGATAAAATAGTCGTCGACGAAAAGGTGCTAGTAAGCGCAATATTACCAGAACCAAAAGTGATAGCGCGAGTATTGGTGTTATTGGAAATAAAAACAGCCGTGCTTAGAGTGAAGTTTGCAAGGTTAAGCGTACCGGCAGTCAACGTGGTGCTATTAACAGACCCAGACCCTGTCGTCATTGCATCAGCAAGCGTGAGCGTTCCTCCCGGAATATTTATCGTTGCGTTGGCGATGGTTCTACCATTACTTGTAATCGTGCCAGAAACAAGGAAAGTTGCGAGAAAAGATGTGTAAGTGCCACCCGACGCAAGAGTCAGATTTCCAGCAATGTTGACACTGTTCGAAACCGTGCAGGTGGAACCCGTGAAGATGAGGTTTTTAAAGTAACTGCCACTTGTAAATGTTAATGCACTTGCACCAGCATTTACTGTCAGGTTTGGAGCGTTTGATGTAGTACCGCCTGTGGTTCCAAAAACCATAGTTGCCGTAGCCGCCATGTTTCTGGTAAACCCGCCCGTGCCAGTAAATGTAAATCCTGTGGCTGTTGCCATACTCAACACAGTCGTTGCGGCAGTTGTGCTGGTGAGCGCAATGTTGCCAGCGCCAAATGAAATTGCTCGGGTGGATGTTCCAGAGGAGGAAAAGATACCAGTGCTTAAAGTAAACCCCGCTAGGTCAAGCGTACCGGCAGTCAGTGTGGTGGTATTTGTAATACCTGTTGTCATTGCATCAGCAAGCGTAACAGTAATTCCAGTACCGTTAATTGTGATGGAGCCAAGCGTTTTACTAGCACTTGTTACCGTGGCAGTAGCGGTAATTGTGATCGTGCCCGTGTACGAAAAAGTCATACCCGCTACAAGCGTAATAGAGCCAGCCACGCTGATTGCCGCAGTACCCGCCAAAGTTCCAGTAAACCCAGTGCAAGTAATTGATTTGGCCCCCGTATTGCCAGTGCTTATGGTACAAGTACCTGTAGACAGGCTTGAAAAGAACACATCATCGGCAGAGGTAGGGACAGCCTCGCCGCCAGCACCGCCAGAGGTCAGCGCCCATTTAGAACCAGCCGTGCCATCCCACGCGGCTGTGCCGCCCACCCAGTATCTGTCAGCCATGCGTTACTCCTGTGGAGTTTCGACAACGGGATTGACCATTGCAAGCCAGTTGGTCAGGCGCTCTTGCTTCATGGCCTCCAACTGCTCCTCAGTCAAACCGTGGTCATCAGGCAGGTTCAAGGCATCGCAGAAAGAGCCAAACGGAGTGTCGAATTTGAAAATGATCTGCATGATTGCTCCTTATGCTTGGGTGGTTACGGCAACCACATCCCAGCGGGTGTTTGTCGAGTTGTAGATGCAACCAACATAGACCATCTTGTTGGCAGTCGTGGTTGTCGGCAAAGTGGTGCCAATCACGGTGTAAGTGGCATTCCAAGTGATAGCTCGGGCAGTACCGTTGTCCAAAATTCGCAGAATCAGCTTGTTGCCGTCTACTGGTGTTCCAGTTGGTGCCGCTACCGTTAGAGCTTGATCTTGCGCGGTCAGATTGTATTGATCGAACGCGGAGATGTCAGGAGTCAGCGTAGCAGTTGCAGCAGAAGTTGAGGTGCGAGGATCAATGCGCTTGTTGGTCAGCGTGGCAGTGCCATTGATGGTCGTGAAGCCACCCGTTGCGTTGGCGTTGTTGCCAAGAGCAGTGACAACACCCGTGCCGGTGGTGATCGTAGAAGGAGCAACGCCAGCCCCTCCACCAATGACCAAAGCGTTTGCAGACAGAAGGCCAGAGCTTGCCAGAGTTCCGGTGGCCGAATAGTACAGAACGCCGCCAGAGGTTCCAGATGTCAGCCCTGTACCTCCGTAGGCCACGCCCAAAGCATTCGTCAGGTTCAGCGTGTTGATCGTGGCTGTGGTGCCATTGAACGTGAAATTTGACGAACCGGCCAATGCTCCGCTGTTGTTGTACTGCACCTGAGTGTTGGTGCCGCCAATCGTGCCAGAGCCTTTGGTTGCAATGACCTGAACAACGCCGCTGCTGTCCTTGTAGAACAGTTTTCCATCGTTGGTGTTGATCGCCAACTCACCGTCCACAAGATTTGTGTTGACAGGAACGGCTGACAATGTCGTGCTGTAATACAGTTGAATTGGGGTGTAGCCTGACTGAGCCATCAGAAAGTTCCTCCGGAAATACCAGACGTTATTGCGTTGGTAGATGGATTGTAGGAAAGACCAGCATCAACCCCAAGGGCTTGATTGCCTGTTGTTGATGCGGGAACAAAAGGAATGAAAAAATTGGCATTTGTGGCCGTTGCTGTCGTCGCCACATTCACAGCATTAGTGGCTGTTCCAACCGTAACGCTTGATGGAGCCGACCATTGCGGCAAAGTTCCGCTTGATGTCAGCAGGTAGTCAACCGTGCCAACACCAAGTCTTGACAACGTTGTCGTTGCGCTCGCATAGACCAAATCACCGACCGCATACGTTGTCAGACCTGTGCCGCCATGAGATACGGCAAGCGTTCCGTCCAGAGTAATTGTTCCAGAAGAGGTGATTGGGCCTCCAGATGTCGTAAGACCCGTGGTGCCGCCAGAAACGTCCACCGATGTCACAGACCCCGATGTAACCGATCCCCACGCAAATGCAGAACCCGTCCAATACAGATAGGTGTTTGACAGCGTTGGAGAAGTCGCAAATGTGGTCGCGCCTGCGCCGGATTGGTACAAAAGCTGATTTGCGGCGCCTCCTGCCACATTGGTCGCCGTTGTCGCGTTGACGGCGTTGGTGGCGTTTCCTACGGTAATTCCGGCTGGGTCTGACCACTGCGGGGCAGAGCCGGTTGAGGTCATCACATAAGACGATGAGCCAATAGCCAATTTGCTCAAAGCAGAGCCAGTGGCGTAATACACCATGTCACCAGTGGTGTAGCTGGTCAGCCCAGTTCCCCCCAGGCTCGTCACCACAGGCGATGTTAGGCTAAATTGTGTCCCCGTGAGCGTCAAACCCGTACCGGCAGAATAAATCTGCGCTGAAGAAATCTGAACAAACGTGATGTTGGTCGTGCCGAATACGATGACGCCAGATGTGTTGCAGGTGTAGGTATCACCTGCGCCAATCGTGCCTTGCTGCACAAAAACAGTCGATCCTTCGCTCAAGCCGTTGGCGCTGTTGATGACATAAGTGTTCGCATCAGAAGAGCGGGTCAGCACCCAGTTGGTCGATACAGAGCCAACATTCGTTACCACATAGATGCCGTTCTGCGTCTGGTTGGCCTGCTGATAGATCAACACACGGTCATTGACCGCAACAGTCACACCATCAATCACCAATGCGGCTTGTGTACCCGCGTTGGTCAACGTGGCCCCAACACCAGCAACGCCGTTGTTGTAGGTCACCGTCAGAGCAATTGGCGACTCCACTCGCACAGGCTCGTGAAAGTGAATGCCAGAAGCCACCAAAGTATCAACATACTGCTTGGTTGCGGCATCAAGATTGGTGGTCGGGTCTTGCGTCAGCGTGATGGTCTGAATGCCCGCAAGCGTTGTTGCGGTGCCCCCCAGGCTGATTGCTGTCGTTCCAATAGTGACGGAATTGTTGGACAGCGCCCCGTTCGGGATGCTTGAAAAATTCGTACCCGTCAAGCTCGGTGATGTGCTGTAAGACGGAGTGGTGCCGCCAACCAAAACGCCAGAGCCAGCAGGAAGCAGCGCAGTGGCCGAGCCGCCAGTCTGATAAGGAATTGAGCCTGCCGCGCCACCGGCAATGTTGGTGGCAGTTGTGGCGCTTGTTGCTGTGCCCGCGCTAGTGGCTGTTGTAGCCGTTGCAGCGTTGCCGCTGATATCAATGCTCCAGGTGCCGCTTGCGCCCGTGCCATCGGCCTTTGGGGCGCCCACGGTGGCATAGTCAACAGTCAGAGCAGAAGCGCCGTTGAAGCTCGACCCTGGAGAACCTCCTCCGGAGGAATTGAACGTGACGCTGTTAGCCACCGATCCGGCCTGTCCGGTGGTGTTCTGATTGAGCGTAGGCACATCCGCGGCAACAATTGTGCGAAAGCTCGGAGTTCCGGTCGCCCCATCTGGCGATGCCAAGAAATGATTGGCCGTTTGAGTCGCCCAAGCTCCCGTCAGCGTTCCAGACGTAGTTACCGGAGAGTTGGTCACCACGAAATCTGAGGGCAGCGACAAACCAACAGACGTAACAGTGCCGCTGCCGGGGACGGTCGTCCATATAAATTGGGAGCCTGTCCAGCGCAAATAGGTGTCATTGACCGATGGCGCGTCAATAAAAGATGTGGCATCAGGCGCAGTCTGATACGCAATCTTGTTCAGTGCCCCGCCTTGCAAATTGACAGCAAGGGTAGGAACGCCTGTCAAGGTGATCGTTCCGCTTGATGTGATCGGCCCACCAGAAAACGATAGACCAGAAGATGTGCTTGCAAGGTCTACCGATGTGACGGTGCCATCGCCAATTCCAAAATTCGTCCATCCGGTGGTATAGCCCTCAAACCTTGTGGTCTGCGTGTTGTATCTAACTTGCCCAGCAAAAGGCAGAGCAGCGCGTTCTGCTGTCGTGCCTTTTGGCAACACAACACCTTGCACACCGGGAAGAATCGGGTTGCTGGCTAACCCAATGATCGGGTTCGAGGGGCCGCCAGGACTGGAGACAGTGATCTGATCGCTCGTGCCCTGCAAATCCACAGATGTCACGCTGCCTGCGGTCAAAGCCAGAAGGCCGCTTGAGCCGCCAAGGGTTTGCAAGTCCAAGACCCTGCCGCTCAAAGCAACCGTAGGATTTCCAGAAACACCGTTGCCATTGGTTATGGCGATGCCGCTAGAACCCGATAAAAGCGTCCTAGGGACAATATTCCCACTGACCTTATAGAGTAGGCCTCCCGCAGCGTTTTGAAGGCTCAGAGCCGTTCCTGTAAGCTCTACGCTCAACGTAGACAACGCCCCGCCATCGACCAGAGTGATGCCATTGTTGCCAGACAGCGCCCTGCTGTTGGGTAGGGTCGGCTCTTGATTGACCGTCAGAAATGTCTGACTCTGGCTTGGAGACGCAGAGACAGCGGATGTCGTTGTTCTGACAGTGATGCCTTGCTGAACAATGGGAACGAGTTCAGTGCCATCCAACGGCTGTGCAGCAGGCAGTTGACTGATTGAAATGTTTGGCATTACTGAGGCTCCGGGGTTATCTCAAGCCCGTCCAGATTACCATTGTTCTGTGGGGTTTGAGTGTTGCCCTCAGTGGAGACGACAAACCCTCCGTAGGCACCACCAGTTCCAAGAATATCGTTCGGATTGGTTGCAACGCTCACATCAGGACGAGGGAATCGAAGGTTGATCCGCTCCGTCTTCCTAGCTGGCAAGCGATAAGGATCAAGCTCATCGCGGCAGTTTTCCTGACATACCATCAGGCCAGGGAAGTTTCTGTCAGGCCCGAGCGTTGCATGGGGGCGCTTCATCTTGCACCGATCACATACGGCAATCGCTATGTCAGAGTAGCCGAGGGTGTCGAGGAAACGCGGCATGACTTACCTCGTATAGACGCTGATATTCGGGGCAAAATAGATTGGCGATTTGTCGCGCTCTTCCTGTTCTGCTCGGTTCAGATGCTTTTCAGCTTGGCCCTCAAGGTACTGAATCCTGGCGGTATCAACCCCAGGAAGCTCCAGAGCCATCTTGTGCGACAGCATATTGAGGATGGCTTCATACCATCTCTGAGGGATTTCAATCTCGTCGGTCAGATCGCCAACATCCATGATCTGGCGCGAGTACCACACCGTCATCTGGATGAACGGATCGCTCGGTGTCGGCCACAGATAGATCGTTGCCTGGGGGATCGTGCGGTCAAACCAGAATTGATACGGCTGATTCGCTGTGAAGTTCTTGTTGGGCAGATTCGTGTAATCGTCACGGTTCAGGCGCGACATCTGGATTTCACGGCTCATGTTGCCCACATAAAACTCGCGCACCACCAGCGTATTGCCCCCGGTTTCCCTCATCCGGTAGTATTGAATGGTTGCGCCAGGGTCAATGTCGTACCAGAGCCATTCATTGTTGACCCAGGTCGTCACTCCGGTGTCTTCCAGCACCGTCCAGTTGGTTCCATCGGTGCTGACTTCGAGCAAGATGTGAAATTGACCCGACACGCCAGGAAGAATGCCGATTGAACCGGCATAAACATCGTTGTTTTGACCAAAATTGATGCCAATGTTGCCGTTCGGGGCAGTTTGGGTCACCATCGTGTCCACATTGTTGTCAAATGCGTTGACCGTGACACCAGAAGACGAAAAATACCCGCCATCAGAGTTTGGTGTGGGCCTTTGCATCTGCCGATACAGCACATTGAGGGTATCAACTCCCCCAAGCGGCAGCAAATACTGGTATTGATCTGGTTTCAGACCATAAACCTTCTTCTCGATGGCCCAATATTGAATGCCGATGTTAATCAGGTCGCTCAGAAGGAAGAAAAGCGACTCCTTGGCACTCAAAACCTGCTCAGAAGTGAGTTCCTCGGCAAGTTTCCCCGCCCGACGCGCCCCATGATCAATGAATTTTTGAACATTGAGTACAGTTGTTCCGACGGTTCCCGAGTAGGCCATATCAGCACTTCCATCTGTTTAAAGCCGCCGCCTTGCGTGTTGGCTTGCCCTTTTCGTCTTTCATCGGCCCAGGCATACCCGACATCCTGGCGCAAAATGAATCCTTGCGTGCGCCGCCTTGAGGCTGCGGTGCCTTCAAGTTGCTGCCCGTTGCCGCATTGTATTTCGCCCGGCCCTTGGCTGTAAGCCCAGCGCCCTTCTCAACAGGCAACTTTTCACCGCGACCGACAGCAAGAGACACCCCGCCGCTCTTCATTTTTTTCTCAGAAAACATCTTCTCAACCATGCCCAGCCGTTGAGGCTTAGTCGTGACATCGTTGACGATTTTCAATCGCTCAGATTTGCTTTTGGATGGCTCATAAAAACCAGCTTTTTTCAAGGATTGAGCTACGCCGCCATCTTTCATTTTTTTGTCGGCCTTGACAAATTCTTTGCCGACCTTTTGTGGCACACCACCAAAGCCGCCCTTAGTGTGGGCAGCCGCTTGCATCAAACGATGTTGGGCTAGTGATTTGCTTGGCATGATCAGTCCGGGTTCTTGATGTAGATTCCTTCAAACTCAGCAGATACGTTTGAAGCTCCGGCTGAAGCAACTGCCCTAATTTCAATGTCTGTTTTTTCAGAAAAGAAAATAGGTGTGTGAAAATCAATCACAAAATCTCCGTTACCGGCAGTTCGCACAGAACTTTGTATTCTAAACACACCATCAAGTGGGCGTTCAATCAACTGAAAGTTTGTCGATGCGTTTGCGGTTGAGTTTGCAGATGAGTAGTAAATTCCAGTCAAATAGAAGGTATAACCGGCTGGCACTGTCCAAAACGCCATCTGCGTTTGATTTGCGGTAAGTGTAATCATGCCGTAAATGTTTTCAGGCACACCAGAAGTAACAGTGCCAGTACCAGCGTAAATAGTACCTGCGGCAGTTGCGCCAGAACCAGCAGTAACAACATACATGCGAAAAATTCGCAGAAAGCTGTTAGTTGTGTTAACTTCAGTTTCACCGTTCAAGGCCACCGTTTCGTTGATTTTGTTGTAGTTGGCATCAAGACCAAAAATTGCAATAGTTCTTGCGCCAGTTCCATCAGCCGCGTCATCCGCGCTGGAACTAGAAATTTTCATAACAGTTGCGGCAGCAGGATACGCATATGTCCCACCTTGCGCCCAAACTGTTTCGATAGACGTGCCGACATTACCGTTAATGCCGAATTTAAACAAGGCATTGTGACCATCAACTTGCCCACGGGCCACCTGCAACTCAAACGGCTCATACGCGCCCTGACGGGTCGCGGAAGAATATGTTCCCATTTTTCAATCCTCAAGGAAAGCGGGGGCCGAAGCCCCCACCTTGTTTCAGCATGACGCTAAACCACCGCGTTTCTTGGGAGTCACAGTTACAGACTTTTGAGTCTCGGTGACCGACCCTTTAGGGGTCTCATCTTTGATGCCAAGCATACTCTTGGCTCCGCGGAAAAGCCGACGAGGGATGGATCGAATAGCTTTCGCCATATCCATTTCTCCCTCAGACGGGCCGATGCTCTTGTCATACGCACCTTTTGACAGGTCTTCAACAACCGCACCGCCATCAGCCTTCTTCACGCTGCCACCTTTTTTGAAGGTGCCAGACAGTTGATTAATGCTGACAGGAGCCGATGGCTTTTTACGGCCTTGGGGCATCGCTACGGGCTTGCCTGTATCAACAAGCCCCCCCGTAGCGTAGGCTTTTTTTGCGGAGCCACCTTTCTTGTAGCCGCCAGCATTGCCTTTGCGAACTTCACCCGTAGTGGTGTTGGTAACACCGGGAGGAGTCGAAGAGACGTTGCCTTCAACGCCGCCACCCTTGGCAAACTTTTTGACGCCGCCACCCTTTTTGTAGCCACCGTCGTTGCCCATACGGACTTCGCCAGTTTTCTTAGGGGTGTGATGCTCGCCCTCTGCGGTATGCATCAGGGTGTCACGGTACTTGCCGCCTTGGCTCTCGGTGTTGATGATGCCGCTTTTTGGAACGCCAGCCATCTTCACCATGCCGCCCTTCTTGTAGCCGCCCTGACCCATCACCACGCCACCAGTAGCGCAAGCCATACCGCCAGTTTTCAGGCCTTTGTGGGCCTTCGATGCAGGTTTCCCGGCGTGTTTTTTCAACGCCTCCATTGCATCGGCTTTGCCGCCTTTTTTCATCGTCGGCATGGGCGATGCGGGAGCGGGAACTCCACCCTGCATAGCGCCGGGCATAGCACCGGGCATAGCAGGACGCATAGCGCGACGACGAGCAGCCAGAGGCGGGCGCATGGGAGCCTTGGTAGGCATCATGCCGCCACGAGCAGGCATACCGGCAGGCATAGCTGCACTGGGCAGGCCGCCCATCTGCATCTTCTTCTCAACCTTGCCGCCATTTTTGAGTTTTAGCTCAACAGAAGGCTCAGTGGTCATCATTTTGACCATTGGTTTGAACTCAGCCATGGCCTAGCTCCTTAGGACGGGTTAACAGCAATACCACCAGCCGAAGCAGACGGAGCGGACATGTCCACATAAATCTGACCCAATGAGCTTGCATCGCTACCAAACTCGGTGATTCCAACCATCGCAGAGTTTTGAATCATCAGGAGACCGCCAGCAGAAGCTGCCAAGGTCGCAAGAGCATTCAAAGTCGTAGAGGTGGAAGCAACGTTGTTGATAAACGAGCAGCCCTTGAACAAAGCCCAGCGATCCATCCCAGCCGCAGCACCAACCTTGACGCCCAGAGGGGTCGCAGCAGACGCTTGGAAGGGGAAGATGCAGTCTTGGAACGTGTTACGAGCCGTGCCGCTAGCAAACTCAACCGTTGCATTCGCTGCGCTACGGGCAACAGTGTCGCCACCCAGAGTGCAGCTAATGAAGGTGTGTTCACCGCCACCGTTCAACTTCAACGTACGAGCATTGGCACCAGCAGCAGAAGCCGCATCAGCCATACCGTAGATGTTGACGTTGGAGTAGCAGTTACGATTGCCCGAGTCTGTCCAAGCAATCATGCTGGCAGAACCAGTTGAGAATCCGCAGAACACCGAGATGTTTGCGAAGTAGCAACCATTTGCCGTCACGTTGATGAACGCATCGCTATTGAAGGTCGTAGCCGTATAGGTTCCCGAGGGGGGAGCAATACGAGCACGTTGTCCAACAGCGGTAGGGGCGCACACACCAATAAGGTGAGTAGCGTCTTTGTTCCAGTTCAGCGTACCAGTGGTAGCAGAAGACGTGATCTCTTGGGCCAGAGCAGTCGACAGACGGGCAGAACCCGCTGCGGTGCCGTCACCGATCAGAACCACAACGTCATTGTTACCAGCCGTACACTTAGCAAGAGCGCCATAGAGAGTTTTCAAAGGAAGTTCAACGCTGCCCTCGTTACCATCAGCGCCATTCTCTGGGTCTACGAAGTAGTAGTTTCCAGTGAAAGGCAGACCGCCGATGGTGCCGAGAACGGGGACGCCAAAACTTGTGATCCCGTTGGGGAAGTTCGTCAAGGACATAATAGTCTCCCGTTCTCAGTGGCTTAAACGCCGGGGGTGCCGTACATGGCACGAGGATCGGTGAAGCCGACATCGTAACGCTCGGTGGCCTTGTAGCGCATCGAGTCAGTTTCAAAGTCGCCTTCCATCGTCTTCTCAAGACCACGGCGCATCATCAGCTTCATGCCTTCAGGTGCGTCAGTCTGAACCCACCATGCGGTGGGCGAGGTCAGACGAGAGATCACAGCAGCGCCTTCGTCCAGCAGGCCAATCGACTTCACAGGGTTAATGTCGTTGTTGGCGTTGCCAGAACGCAGCACGGATTTCAGCAGAACCTCGGCCTGGAAGACGTTGCCAGGAGCCACCACCAGTTGGCGGGGAACCAGACGAATCTTCTTGCCGTTGTTGTCCACAGCTTGACGAATCTGAATCAGCATCTGCTCCAAGGAGGTCTGCGACAGGTTCGCGGCAGTGGTCAGCAGGTTGCTGAAGGTGCCATTGACGATGGGGTGGCTAGAAGAGTTCAAAGCAACACCGTCGCCGCCAGCAAAAGCACCGCCAGTGAAGGCGTTGTTCAGCACGTTGGCGCACAGGGTTTCCTTGGTCTCAATCAGCGACTGAGCCAGATGCTTTGCATACACCTGACCGATGCGGATGTGATCGCCGTCCTCAACCAGCACTTTGGTCAGCGCGAACGCCAGACCATAGACGCTGTACACATAACGCTTGAGGAACAGCACACCGCCCTGCTGATAGGTCACCGGAGTGCCATCAGGCAGTTGGGGAGCCGCGCCAAAACCGTACAGGACAGGTTCTTCGTGGTAGTTGCGGGGAATGCCTTCTTGTTGACGGAACACGCGGCTCCATTCGTCGGCACGTTGGTCATAGACTCCGTCGAAGCACTCGTTGAGGATAGGCTCAACAATACTCCGAAAGTCCGTACTACGCATTGGGGATGCCATTTGTCAGCCCTCCTTAGATTGCGCCGCGGTCAGCGACATATTGATGTTCGGAGATTTGCACCTGAACAACAGTGAAAGCATCACCCCAAGCATTGCCGGGGAACGGAGCGAGGTTCACAACACGCATTTGCTTGCTGTTGCCAGCGCCAGCGGCAGAGGTGCCGAGCGTGCATTGGCTAAGGCCAGTGGTGGTGGAACCAGCGGTTTCGTTGGTAATGTCGAATTGCTCACCAATGGCCGCTTGGGTAAGCGAACCAGCAGCTTGCATTTCATACACGACCAGCGGGTCATCCCACACATACGCAATGCACGAACCGGTCTGGTATGCGGTGCTCGCAGGCCAGTAGTTCGACACGCGACGACGACCAGTGGTGTCAGTCCACTCAACGCCATCAAAGCCGCCGAGGAACGCATCACCCGTAGCAGCAGGCTCAATATTGCCAGCGGTTACCAGTTTGACCGGCTGGCCCTTCAAAATTGACGAGCTGTAGCCCGACACAATACCGTCCACATATGCGCGAGCGCGATCCAGACCAGAGGGATGGAACGCAGGACGCATACCGAACGGAGCAGAGGTTGCACTCATATTTACTCCTTGTTAGCCCTCGAATACGGGGGCAGTGTTTGGTTGCTGTTTGTCGATCCGACCAAAACCTTCACCCTCAACTTGCAAGAGTCTGCGGTTTGCACTGTCGCGGGCCTGACCTTGCAGACTTTCCAGTTGCACCTCAATTTTCTGCGCCTCCTCATGGGGGGCAGTGTGGTGCATCTGTGTCATAACTGCTTGATAAATGTCCATCGGCAGCTTGAAAAGCAGCATCTCATTGCAAGAGATAAAACCAGTATTTTCGCCAGACTTGACACGGAAACTATCGAACCCAGGCAACTCATCTGCTTTCACAGGGACGTACCCGAGACGCATTCTCTTGTCGATGCTGTCGTAAGTATTGGTGGTGGAGAGCCAGCACAAATGCCATCCAGGGATTGCATTGGCCGACAGTTTCGGCAGGGCCGATTGCGTCCACTCATCGCTCCACGCCTTGAGGCGTTCCTGCGCTGACATGAACTGTTCTTCTGCGGGGCGACGGCTCTGGTCTTGTGAAGACCGATCCTCGCGGCCACCAGCAGAAAGGGATTTTTTCAGACGAGATTCAGTCATTCTTAGCTCCTATAACCGGAATTTTGTGAACGCGCTTGCTCTGCATAACGCTTGATCATACGATTGCGAGACTGTGGGTTATCCCACATTCCTGCATCTTTGATGGCACGAACCTGCTCCGCGGAAAGCGTGAACGAATTCCGCATTCCACTTGCTGTCGTACCTTCGCGTCCAGAGCTTGTCACAATACTCCTCGGCCTTCGAGACGAACGAACATCCTCGTCATAGTTATCAGTGTAACGGTGCGGCAGGCGTTTTTGCAAGCGTTTGTCCAATTCTTGCCAATATTCGTTGCTTGTAGGATTCCAGCCTTCTTGAACCAGCTTTTGGTCAATGACTTTGGCGATTTCGGAATCCTCATCACCGCCTTCTGGATTAAACCAGTCGTTTTTTTCCATCCAGCGATTGGCATGGCGCTGCAATTCTGCGCTGTTGGCCGGGCTTTGGACATTTGCCGAACGAACCGCGTTTTCCTTTAACGCCTTGATTGATTCAACCTCTCGCCGGGTTTCGTACCACATCTCCTGCGCTTTGGCGAAAGCCTCGCCGTCACCAGCAGACGTAGCCTCAGACATCTTCATGCGGGCATATTGCAGACGCAGTTCCTTGTCCTCAATAGCCTTGTCGATACGGGCCAAATCGGCAGAATGGGTTTTGCGCTCCACATTGGACAGGCGCTCCATCAATTCCTGATTTTGCCGCTGGAGCATCACAAGACGCTGATCTTTTTCCTCATTCGTCTTCTTGATGTACTCCTTCTTGGCCTTGCGCCGGTTCCTGCGAGCAGCGCGAATGGCCTCGGTGTCATCGTCTCGGTCTTGGTCGTCTTCGTCGGCAGCAGCACCGCCTTCAGCACGAGCCTCTTCCGTCCCATCATCCTGATCAGGGCTGGGAATGCTGTCAGGAAGGTCAACGGTTACGGAACCGTCCTGCTCCTCCTTGACCAAAATTTTCTCTTCCGCTTGTGTTTCTGTCGTCATTTTTTACCTCTTAAATGAAAGCAATCATTTCAAGCGGGTTGCTGGTGACCTTGGCAATCACTTCATGGTCATTGAGGATCATGAACAAGGCTTTTTCCTGGTTCTTACCCACTTCGACCTCCCATCGATCACCACCCCACTTGGGCACGCGGATGTAGTCACCAACGCTGCACCACGAGCCTTCCGGCCACGGGTTCATGGTTTCACGATGTCTGAAGGCAAGAGGCCCAATCTCAATGACTTTCGCCACCATGTTTTGCCACTTCTCGGTTTCCCGTGTTTCTTGCGGCAAATAAATTCCGCTATCTGTTTTTTCCTTTGTGCCGCGCAGTTGCACAAGAATGCGTCCACCAAGAGGTTTCGCGCCGGGGTCAACGCTCGGAAAAGCCCGAGCCAATTCAGCGGCCATCGCCACTTCCGGTTCATTCATCTTCATCTGGTTCTTTCAGAATGTTGTTGAGGATTTCAAGAGCTTGTTCCAGCCCTTGATGTTGACCAACCATCCGCTGATACGCCTCCCATGTAGACGCATTCCCATGCGCCAAGGAAAGAGCTATTTCGCTCTGTGAGGCTTTGATACCAGCAATGAGGTCTGCGATAGTTCCCATTTATTTCTTCTTGGCTTGTGACAGACCTCCTTGGGGTTTGGCGGGGGCTTTTTGCTGGCCGCCCTTAGCTTGCAGGGAAGTGCCATCAAGGTTCTCGCCAGCGGCGATACGCTTGTGCATAGGCACGGCTTCGTTGTGGTACGGGTTACTGGTAGCCATAATTTCCTCCTGACATTACAGTCTTCGTTTCATCAAGTCTCAGCCTCGCCGCATCGCGGTTGAGCCGAGCCGCTTCGATGCGCTCGCGGGTCTCGTTGTCGCCCTCGGCAATAGCCAAGCGCAGTTCCAACTCCTCCATCTTGATCGCAACTTCCTCGTCTTGCTTCTTCTTCTGAAGCTCGATGTCGGCCTGATCCCGTGCTGCACGGCGCTGAGTCTCGGCCATGCTGGTCTTCTCCAGCACCAAAGCCTCGGGCGTCATCTGCGGCTGCGGTTTGTACTTCTGCAACTCCTGCGTCATCGCCTGTGTGATCGGCAAGATATTCTTGAACACGCTCTCGCTGTCCAACTGCAAATGCTGCGATGCAGCAGCAAATAGCTTGTCGATCTGCGGCGTCACTGAAGGATCGTCGTAATCTGTGATCCTGCCCTTGGCCGCGGAATTGACGTATCCATTCATGCGGTTGAGATACCACAGCGTCAAGTGCTGCTTGATATGCTCAATGGCATTGGGAATGAATGCAGGGGCGATCAAGGGATTGGCGCCGAACACCGGGTTCTTGGCAAAGTCCAGATGGCTTTGCAGGTGCGCCAGATGGTCTTGCTCGATGTAAGCGTAGGCCGCCTGCCCGATAGCCATCGCCACGTTCTCATTGGCCGCATCGCGCTTCTCAGGATCGGGCACGCCCTTCATCAACTCGTTGATCTCCGGCACCTTGATCTGCTTGAGGAACCGCTCAATCACTGCTTTGCGGTCAAACAGTTCGGCGTTCTCCTTCATCAACTGCATGACGGCTTGCATCTGAGCCATACGCTGCGTCTCAGAAAAGATCGCCGGGTCAGAGACAGGAATAACGTCAGTGTTGCGCTTGAAGTCTTCTTTTCGGATATCTAGATCAGCAACAACTTCTCCCTTGCGCTGCTCATCCAGATACCAACGATTGATGCGGCCAAGAATCTTGAGGATTCGGCCCTGTGCATCATGCAGCCTGGAGTGAATGGCCGCAAACACCGCGGCACCCTGCTCGATAAGCGCCTGGGTGGTGCCGACAGGTGCGTTAGAGGTGATGTCGGCAATCTTTTCTTCTGCCGTAGTGACCACGCCCTTGGCCGCCTGATCCAAAAAGCCCATCAGTTGGAACAAAACCGGAGACGGCGGGTTGAACGGCATCGGCATGGCGATCTTGCGGATGTCATCAACGCCCGGAGCGCCTTCAATCTCGGCAACCTGGGTGACTTCAACCTGCTGGCTCTGGCCGCTGATCTTGGCGCCTTTGAGCTTGAGCATCGTGGCGGCATTGTTGATGTGTGCCGAGTCCAAAAGAGCGCGTAGAGAGCCTGTCAGAGCCGCTGCAATCCCTCCAATGAGGTGCGGCAGGCCCACAGCATAGGCGCCACGCCACGGGATGAACTTGAACTCGACAATCCAGTCGAGCTTGGTCATCGTATCGTCGCCCTCTTCCCAGTTCCGATACAACCCCAGCACCTTATGCTCAAGGTTGTCGATCATCATGATGTAGGGAGCCATCTTGCCTTCAGAGCGTTTGTCGCCCTCAAGCTCCAACCATGTGTAGATATGGTAGACAGTGCGGCTGCCGTCAATATTTTCGCTGTCGTCCTTGCGCCCTTCGATCTTGTCATTGGCTTTTTCTGCCTTGGTTTCCTCCGGCTCCATTGAAGCGCGAGAAAAATTGCTGTCGATGTAGAGGCCACGCTGAATTCGGCGGTCAAACTCCCACTGCGTAATGTCCTGGCGCTCAGTTACACGCTGCGAGGTGTAGAAATTAGCCGCGGAGAACGGCAAGATGATGTTGTCGATGGGCACAAACTCAGCACAAGGACGCTTTTTGTCCTCGTCGTACCAGAGCTTCATGAACTGCGAGCCGCCCAGTGGAAGCTGAGTCAGCATCTGCTCCTGCTCGTCGCGGAATTCCTCGATCTGCTCGGTCAACTGCCAGTTCATGTAGTCGCGTTTGCGCTGTGCGACCTCCAGCTTTTCCTTCTCAACGTCTCCAAGAATCTTCGTGCGGGTCGGGCCGTTGGGCGGGAACAGTTCCTTGATCGCCCGAGAGGCGAAATCAACGCAAGCCTCGGCCATCACAGGGTGGACAACACGGCTGGCGCCTTGGAACTGAGCGCCACCAGGGGCATCGTTGCCCATGCCAGTGCGCTTGATGCCCTCTTCATACTGCTTGTCACGCAGCGAGCGGGCTTCCTTGTCCTTGTCGATGTAGTTGATGTACTGCATGGCGATGGTGTCGAGGTCGAGCGGATCGATCTCGTCACTTTCTGCCAAGTTCTCGTAGAAGTCTTCGTCTTCAGATGGGCCGCGAACCTTGTCAGGCAACATCACAACAGCAGAGCCGTCAGGCAACTCCTGAATCTCAGAGTCGTCAAGCTCAAGCTCAACCTCAACCGATCCATCCTCGTTCTCAGTCATGCCCTCTGGCATATCTTCTTCCATCTCCTCGTCGTCTTGAACATTTTGAGGATCAATCGGAAATTGTGTAGCCATAGTTAAGCCTTAGCCTTTCGTTTGTTCTTCACCTTGATCAAGCCGCCAATTGCTTCATTGATTTCTGGCTTGCTTATGTCGTATGTGCCCCGGTTGCCGATGGCAGATTTGATCTTGCGGGGATCAAGCACATTGATCTCACCGTCCTCAATCGCATGGATCGCATCGTAGCCAGCCTTCTTGACAAGCTCAATGACCTCATCATCTGTCAACTTGCCACTAGGATCAAACCGATTGAACAGTTCGCTTCCAGACCGATTGACGCGGGTAATTTCAAATGGGTTCTTTATTTGAGCGTAAACAGGCAAGACGTTGGGCTGGTTGGTGCTGCGCCTGAGATTGACAACATTCCCATATTCAGATGCCACCTTGGGATTCTTCGTCAAATATGTCCCCGGCCCCATAGCTCCGATGACAGATGGCTTGAACTCAGAGATGTCTGCGCCAGTGCCGTGATACAGCCGCTCCTTGACCTTGCTTCCCTCAAGCATCTTGTCAAGGTTGGCCTTGCGCTCTTCTGCCGGTAGGGTTTTCTGCGTTCCTTTGACACCCTTAAGAAATTTGGCAAGACCCCCGGCCTGCATATTGACCGCGCCACCCTTCTTTTTGCCGGTGTATTCCTTCATCAACTCCTCGTACATCTTCATCTCGTCAATGTGCTGGGGGTCAACCATCTGGCGCGGCGTTGCTGTCTGATAGACGCGGGTGGCATCTCGCGGGCGGTAGTTTTTCTTGATGAACTCGGCCACATCAGGGAACTCAAGCTCGGCAGGCACGGGGTATCTGGTGCGGCTGATATCTGATCCCGGCACCTTGGGGATGACATGGCTGTACGTTGGGTGAGCCGACAGCATCAGGTCGGCAGGATTAACGCTGGGATCAAGGCGCATCTGAGATAGGCCCGATGTCAGCACCTCAGTGTTGCGAAGCTCAGGCTCGGTGATGGCGTGAAGGATCACTCGACCATCAGGCAGCCCCAATTTGCTTGTGTAATTGGGCAGTTGCATCATGGCGTTGAAGTGCTTGCGAAGCTCTGGATCAAACGCAAAGTGCAGATATGCCGATTCCTTGTCCTCAATGCCAGGAAACCCTGGACGGGGGCCAGACTTCTCACTGCCCTCTCTGATCAACTTGTTGAACTGCTCAACCTGTTGCTTGCTCATCTTCTTAGGATCAATAGCCCGCAGATTGGCGTCAGCAAAGTGCATGGCAAAGTTGCTGCCCTGCGGCCCCATCGCCAAGAACTGCCCCAGCACGGGCGCCTCTTTGTTCGCCTGCGACAACTCCTGCACCCGCTTTTGGAACGTGGCAGCCACTGGGTTGTTCGATGCCCAGGCGCCCTCCCCGCCAAGTGCATACAGAGGCCCGCCATGCTGCGGAGATGGGAGGTCTAATTTATACGGGCCTGCACGGTACAGAGTCTTGTCTGCAATCGTTGTGTCGCCAGAGACGCCGATCTTGAGCATCCCCAACTGCTTTTCGATGTCGGCCACTTGTTGCGGCAGCAAAGCCTTGCCTGGAGTCGGACGGATGTCATGGGTCAGCCCCCGCTCCATCTCAAACTGCACGCGAGACTTGCCAGCAGGGTTGATGGACTTCTTTGGATCGGGCCGAACGAACTCGCCGGTCATCTGCTGCGCCATGCGCTGTGCAGTGGGGCGAATCTCTTCCCTAGTTTTGGCGGGCGCTCGGGGCAACTCAAGGGGCAGAGATGGCTCGGCTTTGGCGGCCTTAGAAGCCTTGGCCGCTTTTGCCATTCTGGCGAGGCCACCGGCCTGCATATGAACAGCACCACCAGCGGCCTCATTCAGTTCTGGCTTGTTGATGTCGTATGTCCCCTTGTTGCCGATAGCCGACTTGACTGCACTCGGCCTGTAGGACACCACCTCGGCCAAGTTTCCGTCTCGGTCGTACTCAATCAGGCCATCGTAGCCTTGAGCCTGCGCCCTGGTCTGCACTTCCTTGCCGATGTAGCCCTTGTTCTCATAGGCCCGCTCAACCATTTTGGCCGCCTTGGCAGAGTCCATGCCCAGAATCTCAAGCGCCTCAATCATGGGGTCTTTGTACTTGTCCGGCACTCCGGAACCACGAAGAATCAACGGGTTTTTGAGTTGGGCGTACACCGGGAGCATACTGCTGCCAACTTGTTCGGCATACGATCCAGCAAACTTTGGGTCGGGGGTCAAGTAAACGCCAGAGCCGAGTGCGCCCTCTTTGCTGGGCTTGAAGCGCCGGATGGCCTCAGTACCCTTGCCGCCCTCAGAAGCGGTCGTGCCGTGGTACAGGCGCTGCGGCACCTTGCTTGGCTCAAGGAACTTGGCAAGGTTGGCCTGACGCTCCGCTGCGGGCAGCACCTCCTGAGTTCCTTTAAGTCCCTTGAGAAACCGAGCAACACCGCCAGCCTGCATCTTCACATCGCCGCCCAACTTCTTGTCCATGACATCCATCATCTGAGCATCGGGGTTGTCAGAGATGGAGACAGAGCCGCCTTCCTTCTTGCGTTCGAGGATGGTCAGGGCGTCCTCTTCGCCAGGGAAAACGACGAAGTTGCTGGTGCCCTTACCTGCATCCCGGCTGCTCGCATCGAGGTATCTGATGCCTGGGATGCCGTAGCCCCGCAAAGCCTCGCTGGTGCCGATCTGATAGTTCTCTGGGTCGAACAGTTCAGGTCGATAGCCCTCGTCGCGCATGACCATGCGATGCAGTTCCTTGCCGGTGATGCTGCTGTCGATGCTGCCGGACTCCTTGCGAACCTGATCGACGTACTTCTCCCAGTCAACGTTGTTGGAATAGTCAACCGGGTCACCTCCGGTCATATCTGCCCACTCATCGGCCTCTTGGCGCAGGCGCATATCAGCAATCTTCTCGGCCTCCCTCTGGCTCATGCCGACCTCGTAGTCAGTGCCCTTGAGCGCCTTAATAACCTCGGGCTGCTCACTCAGGGGCTTGTCCCAGTCCAGCATCCGGGCGATCTTCTCGTCAGGGAGGTCTACGGTGTAGAGGTTGCCTCCGGGGCGAAACTCCCCAGATTCAAATTTTTTGATAGTTGATGCAACCAATTCAGGC